ACCGAAACCCTCACCCATCGAGCAAGCCAACAGCACATCCGAAGCGGTGTACAGCGCAGCCAACGCTTGCTGAGGGAAACCAGTCCGATACGCATACGGGTCAACAATCTTGTATTGCTCAGGCTTCACACCACACGCCTCCAGCAGATGCACCAGGTTGATACCACCCATCGCACCATCACGCTCCGTGTGTAGATACAGCAAAGCATCAGGACGGTCTTGAGCGAAGATAGCGAACGCCAGAATGTTCTCACCAAAAGATTTGCGTGAAGGGTTCTGACCTTTGTTCGCAGCGTTCATCATCACAACAAACCTGTCCTCATCAACTTCCATGAGCTGTCTGCCGGTGAACTCACCACGACCATTACTCAACTTCTGTGTAGGAACAAACACATCCTCGAACGCATGAGGCGCATACATCGCATCCACACCCGCATTCTGCAACATCTCCAAACCAAACTTAGACATCGCAATCGGTTTAACATTCGGACGCTTACACCAATCAATCACAGCAGGCGGGCAAGGCGCATGATCGATAGGAACCCATGAAGCGATATTGGGAACCTGATCCAACGATGGTGACTTCAACACCCACACATCAAACAACGTCATCAACATCGCAGGAATATCACGATTCCCATTAGCCCAATCCATCCAATGCGCAACCAGCACATCATCCGAATATGGTGACATCCCTCTTGGGTAAAGCTTTATCCCATTCCAAATAGAAGCCATGCCCTCAATGCCATACATCGCATGGATTGCTACTTCGTGGTTTTTGGTGAGCCTTTGGACGACTTGCGCTGTTTGGGTTCCGTACCCTGTTGGGGCAAACGGGGCGTTCGAATACCAGAGGATTCGTAACGATTCGGCAGAGGAAGGTCTGCTTGCTCTGGCAAGTTGGCTACTCCCCACCGGAGCAATATCTCTGCTTCCAGGTCTGGTAACTCGACCGGAGTGTTTTTGATTATTACTAGCATTTCCCACCATTCTCTCCTTCGCAGGTCGCAGGGTATAAAAAGAAATGAGGGTAGGTCGCCCTGCGTGTTCGACCTACCCTCAAACTTACACCGATATTGCTACCGGTTGCACTACCTACAACTTATGGTTGGAGGAGGTGCTTGATGTGTGATGTCTGTGGCAAATCGCCGTCGACACGGAATGTCGCACGGAACGTGACGAGACCAGCATTGAATGCGAAGTCATCGGAACGATCCAAACGAAGACCGCCCACCGTGCGCACGAAGTACGAAGGTAGGTGACCGAAGATGACCGACTTGGTGCCAGTTGCTACGTCAACCATTGAAGGGTTTTCGTAGATTGGCTTGCCGAGCAACATGTCACGTGCGTCTGCTGAGAGACTTGGCTGGAACACATAGTTTCCTGCGGTGTCCTTCAACTTGCGAACTTGACCGATTGACTTGCCGTTCATCATGAAGCCACAACCTGGGAGCAGACGAGCTGCACCATCAAGGCTGTAAACAAGGTCGATGAGGTTGTCTGCGGTGAACGCTGTTGCGGTGCCTGCGGTACCACCAACGCTTGAAGCGGTGACGATTCCGTTTGCGGTGTCCGTACCAGAACCAACAGTCAATGCTGAACCAACTGCGAATCCGAGTGCGTTACCAACCTGGTCACCCAAGAATGACAACATGTCAACGCCAGAGTCTTCAAGCAGTTCGGTTGAAACCTGCGTGATGAAGCTGAACTTGAATGCTGACAAGGTGATGAACGAGTTGAATACAGGATCGGATTCTCCGATTGCTGAACCTTCGCCAGTTACCGTTCCTACTGAGTAGGTCGACAACGATGGGATTTGAAGGTTTTCGCCACCTGTGGTGTTCAACACAGTTGAAGTCTCAAGTACTGGTGCGGTCAAACGAGCACGCATGATTACTTGATCGTAGAACGATGTTGGAACTGGTGAACCTGTGCTTGACTTCAAGATGTCACGCTTCTCAAATGAATGGCTGCGCTTCTCACCTGTGAACAATGAACGAAGACTTGTGATGTCATCGTTTACTGGTGCACCGGCAACAGGACGAACCTGGTCGGCGATTTCACGGGTTGCTGAGTCCATACGCAATTCACGAGCTTCGTCTTCACGAAGTTTCGAGATGGTCTGTGCACGCTCATCCAATTCCTTCGAGATTCGCTCGTAGGTTTGGGTTTCTTCTGCTGAGAGGTCACGCTTCTCTGCGGTGGCCTTATCCAAGATTGCCTTGGCTTCGTTCCATGCACGATTGCGAATCTCAACCTGACGGTCAATATATTCTTTCATGATGTTTTCCTTCTCCCCGTAGGGATGATGTTGAGTGTTTGGATACGCAGGGATTTAACTTAAACCTGGTACGGCTCCGTACACAGCAACATCGAAGGCGGCTCCGCTCATTCGACGCAGTAAGAAAAGAGTACTAGAAGTTCTTCAGTAATTCAAGATGCTTCGCCAACACACCCACGCTCGCAGGAGCGGACTCAGGTTGTGGCTCTAGTTTCGCAACAGTTTCACGCAACAACGCAGCATGGCTTGGGTCAAGTGTCTGACCTGCTTCCAACGTAGTTATTGCAACAGCGAGCTGATCGGCATCAATACCGGTGCGAGTAGCAAGCGCATCAAAGGAGCGAACCTGTGCTGAAGTTGCTGCATACGCTGGGAACCCTGTCACCACCGAAACCTCATAGAGTTTGATTTGACGCAACTCACGGGTCATGCCGTCATCACTCCAACGGTCACCACCTTGAGGAACCGTGAAACCGAACGACATCGAGTCAACATCTTTGCGTTGCATCAAAACCGACAGGTCACGACCAACGGTTGTGTCAGGCAAATCGGCCTCAACAAACAAACCTTTAGAATCCTCAACCAAACGCATCGTCTTAGCCCTAGTGGTAGCCAACAGCATTGACGAGTCATGGTTCATGTACATACGGATATTGTTCCGAGACTTCAACGACTTAGCAAACGCCCCAGGCATAATGCGCTCGATGAACGGTAGTGGCTCAGAGTCAGAGTTAAATACTGCTGCATAACCACTAAAGGTCATGCCGTTACCCTCTGGGGCTGCACGAAGTTCAAAGTCATTGAATGTGATGCGACGTGTCTCAACCTGTTCAGCCATACCGTAAACATTAGCAACAAAACCACCAAGCGATCTAGAAGACCTCGGATGTCCCTTTGGCAACAGATCGTTGTCACCAACATAAGCATCGTTCTCAGGTCTGCCGTTACGCAACAAATACAGGAACGCATTGACTCTTGCGTAAGCCCATTGGTCACGAGTCATACCTGGACGATGCGAAGTTGAATACGCTCCAGCACCACGACGGAACACAGCCCGCAACATCCCAATCGTTGCACGCTTGCTTGGGTTGTCACCAACATTGTCATTGTGTTCATCAACCTTGTTCTGCAAACCATTCTCAATGGCCTCAGACAACTCAATCGTCCCAGCACCAGCAGGAGAATCAGCCGAGCCAGGAGCGTTCTTGTCTGACCCCGTGATCTGATCCTTCTTCGGTGCCGGAGCGTCAGCTCGCTCATCTTTGATTTGTTCAGCTTTACGAGCAAACCAATCCATCGCAGGTTCAGGGTTCAACGGGTTAATGCCCCACAGATAGAAGGCCACAGCACCGGCACCAGGGAACTCTTTGTCATCAGGGTTTGAGTTCTTCGCAGCATCTAAATCGACCATGTGACGTGCAGCCCAAGCGTTCGCACGAATCACCTTGTCCTCTGTAATCTCACCTCTCGCCATGTCACGTGCCTCACGAACAGTTGAGGCAACGATGCCAGCACCAGCGAGCTTTTGACCGTAATAGGTCAAACCTTTACGAGCAGCCGATTTGATGTACTCAGGCAAACTCAAATCCACAACACGAACAGAGACATCCATCTCCTGTTCGTCCTCGTCCTCGTAGTCTTCTTCCTCTTCCTCATGCCCCATCTCAGCGTGAGGTTGCCAAGCGTTGCAGTAGTAGCCACCATCAACGAAGTCATCCCACTTATCGCACCACGCTTTAGTCCCCTCAGCGTTCTGACGTGACTCGTCATAGAACACACAGTTACCACACGCACGGCCTTCAGGCACATCCTCAGCTAACGCTGGACGATAGTTCTCTGGCAACGCACGTTCCCCACCTGGCTCCATCTCCTCAGCAATCGACACAGCGACCATCTGGTCAATCGCATCCTGCTTCGTCATGTG